AGCTATGACCCGCTCTTGGCCGTGGCTATTGCCCACCATGAGAGCGGATGGCGACCATCAGCCGTAAGCCGCGACGGCGAGGACATCGGACTAGGCCAGATCCGGGCCCGGTTCGTTGGTGCTTGCCGCAAAGACCCGTTGCCAGTCAAAGCGCCGGGCAAGGCTTGCCGAGCGGTGCGGGCTAGGCTTAAGGTGGGCGCGTACAACATCAAGCTGATATTCGCCTATTTGAAAGCGTGGCGGAAACTATGCAGAGCAAAGACGGGGAGCGGCAAGGTGCGCCGGGTCTTGATGGGCTATGGTGGGCTCAGCCGCCCCCGGCACAATCAATGGTGCGGAGCACGAAAGAAGGCGGGAAAATGGACAGACCAAAAAGCACCGAGGGCGGTGCGTCGAATCTACAACCGGTGGCACGACCTGCGAAAGGGCTGGGCCAAGTGCCGGCAACGTTGCACCGCGTACAAATTAGCCCGCCGGAGGTTGACGCGCTAGCCATGCGCGCGGCCTTTGAGAAGCTCCAATCCGCCGGCCTACGGCTCGACGCCGTTGGCTTTGCTATGCGTGCCCGAGTTACCCGGCGAGCCGATGGCGGGCTTGTTGTTGAGGTCGACGGGTGACCGACCTTGGCCTTTGCTTCGTCTTCGGTGCGCTTGGCTATTGCCTGATGTGGCTATTCGCTCGGCTAACGTCTCGGCGCACAATGCCGGCGCAGCATGCCGAGGTTCGCGACCAGGTGCTTTCGCTGCTAACCCGGCTCATTGAGGTCGAGCAAGAGCGGCTCTTTTGTGAGCACGAGCTATACAGAATCCGCGAGGCAGCACCCGACCCCGAAGCTCTTTGGATCGTCCACTCGCTTGAGCAGGTGCGGCTGTTGCCGCCGGTGCTGACGCAGCTTGCCAAGCGCTTCGGCTTCAAAGTGCCCGACCCCGACCACGTGGCCAGCGAGCCGCAACCAACCGAGCCGGCGACGGCATGGGGGCAGAATGTTCAAGACTAAGACAAGCGACGCCGTTGCCGTCGGCGGTTTTTATCGGCTAAAGAACGGCACGCAAATTAGCAAGCGCCCGCTGTGGGATAGCCAAAGCGAGCTATGGGCGCGGTTTAACCTCGCCGAGGCCCGCGAGTGGTGCGCCACCGCTGGCGCTCGGCTGCCATCGGTGCCCGAGCTTCGAGAGCTGCACGACGCGAGCCGGTGGGTGCGGCCTGTCACCCTGCCAACGATTGCGATGTGCAAAGCTGCCGGCTTCCCGCTAACCGAAGCGGCCATCAATAGCTACCGCAACGCGAGCATGGGCAGCCGCGAGTGGTGCGCCATCCACGACGAGACGGCTGCCGGCCTGCTCGATGGGCTCGATGGCGAGCCGGTGGCCAACGTCGGGAAATGCTGGACCGCCGAGGGCGGGCTTTTTGGTTGGCGCCGCGAGGGTGGCAGCTACATCCAAAACCTTTATACTGGCCACGGCCTCGGCCACCGCGACTACGCGAGCACGACGTATGTCGTGCAAGAAAGCGTGCCCGATACAAAGCCGGGCGGCGGTGTTTCGCGTGGAACACTGGGCGAGGCGGTGCTGGCCGAGGCGCTCGCCGACCTTGATGCTGGGATCCGCGAGGACCTCGGCCGCAACGACGGGCACAAAATCCGCGAGTACCTTAAACCGTGGCGCCTAAAGCCGCCGCAAAATTGGTGCTCCGTGGCGGTGGCTGCGTGGCTAGTCCGTGCGTGCCGCCTGCACGGCCTGACGCAGCCTGTCAAGGGCTCGCCGGGCGCACAGGCAACAATGGGCCAGCTCAAGCGCGCCGGGCTGTGGGTGCCCGCTCAGAGCATCACACCGGCCGACCTGACGCCCGGCGCGGTCATCGTGTGGCAACGCGGGCGCCCTGGCTCGTGGATGGGCCATATCGGCGTCGTCGACCAGCCTGGCGAGCCCGGCCACGTTTGGACAGTGGAGGGCAACAGCGGGCCGCGCGGCGATTGTGTAGCGCGGATGGATCGCAAACTCGACGACCCGCGCCTATTCGGCATCGGCCGGCTCGATGGCTTTGAGGGCGCACCGCTGCCGGAGCCGGAGCCGGAGCCTACACCCGACGAAGAGCCGCCGATGTTTGAGCGCCGCGACCCGCTCGAAGCGGATGCCGACGTCTTATTTGCTGAATGGTTCGGCGCTTGACAGCGTGCAAAACTTGCCGTCGCAGCTAGCAGTCACGTCGTGGCAGCTTTGCGGGTAGCCTAGCTCGCCGGCGTGCGGGATAAAGTCCCCCAGCCGCCCGTTTTGGTTGACGCAAACGATCGCCTTGCCGCTCTTCGTGGCTGGCATCGGCACCGGTGAGCAAGCTGCCACGGCTAACAGCGCGGCCCATCTCATGACCACACCGGGGCGACCATGTCGCCGGCTTGGTTGTAGTATACCGGCACGACGTCGCCCGTCTCGGGGTCGTGATAGATGCCGATGTCGCCAAACCACGGCACGTGCAGCACGTGGCACAGCCAGTTGATGCCGACTTTGTTGCTTTCTATGATCATGTTTCCCTTGTGTATGTTGTTGTGCGGGCGCCGTTGAACCGAACCCGCTCTTTTTTGTAGCCTAGCCGCCGCATGATGGCGCCGACCCTGGCCTGGTCGCTTTTCGTCACCTTGCCGATTTCAATGCCAAGGATGTGCTCAAATAGGTCATGGGCCAAGACCACGTCTTGGGCTTTGTTGTCGATGAGGTCTTCCCATACGTCGACAGAATAGCGGCCCTCCTGCTCATCGCGCGCGGCGTCTTCGTCGCCGTGCTCCAGCCACCAAGCCGCGCCGCCATCAAACAGCCGCTTCGCCTCGGCCCATATCTGGGCGCGGTCGCGTGCGAGTTTCTTGCGCCCTATCGTGCCGACCTTGACCGGCCAAAACCGCCGGCCGCCGGTCGAGTCGGTGAGCCAACTGCTTTCGTTTGTTGTGCCGACAATGACGCATTGACGCGCGAAGCGCTCGACCTGTCGAGCGTACGCGGGCCGGTACTCGTCAATGCGCTGCGTGATAAACGACTTGATCCGAGTCTCGGCAGCGCCGCGGAAACTATCAAGCTCGGCGACCTCAATGCCCCACTTGCCGCGCATCACCTGCAAGGCATCCTTTTGCCGGATGTCGGGTAGGCAATCAAGAAACCAATCGGCGCCAAACAGCAGCCGCATAGCCGAGCTTTTGCCGGCACCCTGGCCGCCTTCCAAAACCAGCACGTGGTCGGCTTGGCAGCCCGGCCGCATGATGCGAGCGATGGCCGACACGAGCCAAGCCTGGCCGACGCGGTCGGCGTACTCGGTGCGCTCGGCGCCGAGGTATGACGACAACCAGCCCGGCACGCGCTCGACGCCATCCCATTCGAGCCCGTTGATCCAGTCGCGCACCGGGTGCACGCGGCGAGCTTCGGCCGCTCGCGTTAGGCCCGACCACACGACCTCCGACGACATCAACACGCCGTTGGTTTGCGCGATGTATTGTTGAGCATAGACGATGTCCGAGTCTCGGAGCGGGCCGACCTCCGGCGTCAATTCGCCGGCGCCTGGTATGCCTGGCGGCTGCCATAGCCACCGCGCCTCGCCGTCGAAGCCATCGGTGACAAGACACCCGGCCAAGTCCGGGTGGTGAATGAATAGCACCGCCACGTTGCCGGCCGTCTTTGCCAGGTGCTGGTTTCCCTGCCTGTCTTGCACCATGATCAGCGCTTGCTTCCACTCGTCATCCGGGTTCGTGCGCATCGCCCCGGCGAAGTCGCGCACCTGCAAGAGTGGGTCGCTGACGTCATAGCGCGAGACGCTGGCCGCTATCTGCTCAACCTCGGCGCGGCCAAGCGGTTGGCCCTTGCACCGGCTATAGTTTAGCACGCCGAGCAGCTCGGGCATTTCCTCGGCTGTCACGCCGTGGCGTCGCAAGAGGCCGCCCCATTGGGTGATCATGGTATTCCGCGAGCCCTCGGCCCATTGCTCGGCGCGGCTGAAGTGCACGACGGTATCGGGCCGCGCGGTGCATAGGTCGACAAGCCAACCGGGCGCCACCCCTAGCGCGCCGACGCCATCGGTCAAACCCTCCCAGTCATAGCGGCCACCGCTCGCATGGTTGCTAGGCGGCGCCACGACATAGCCACCGGCGCCGCGGATGTCGAGCCCTGGCCCTAATTTGGACGCGCTATTGCTAACAGCTTCGCGCGTTTCGAGGTAGTAGTGGCGGCCGCCGCCGCCGGTCATGACTTCGAGCGTCTCGGGCAGCCGGCCAACGCGCTGCAAATCTTCGAGGCTCTCGTCGCCGCCCTTGTCGGGGTCGATGTCGAGGACCATCAAGCCGCCACCCGTCGCGATGGCGACGTTGGCCGCCGGCCATTGCTGCCACCATTGCCGCACCGTGGCCGGGTCGGTGGTGGCGTCCTTTACGCCGTTGGGCGTGCGCGGATGCTTACCCGGCGACGGGCAGACCACCTTGCCGCACGAGCACCGCCCGGCGCCCATCGCGTGAACGGGAAACACCCGCCAGCCCCTCGCCGCGTATCGCAGCGCCGCGGTGAGCGCTTCGGATTCTCTCAATTTAGATCTACCCATATCAACTCCCAGCAGTCACTCTCGCCAAAAAGCACCGAGCTTGCAAGCACCGCGCGCCCTCGTTTTGTTAATACCGTCGAGCGAGCCTTTTGATGCTCGCCGTCGGTCAATAGACCTAGCCGACGCAGCCGACGCAGCCGCTGGCGCGCCGCGCTGCGGCTCCTACCGATGGCCGCGGCTAACTCGGTGAGCGATGGCGGCCCGTCGGCGAAAGCCTCCAACACGACGACGTCGGCCGCTGTCACCTTATCGCGGCGCGGCATCTACCAACTCAGCACCCACAACAGCGAAAGCAGGGCGGCAAAGGTAACGGCGAAACCGGCGGCGTCGATTAAATGTTTTTGCATGCAATATACACTAGGGCGTCGGCGAGTTCTTGGGCAAGTTCTTGGTCCCATTTTCTCGGGTCGGTGGCGGTTTCAAGCTGGCCATAGACTCGCTTGCCCTCGACCATCCGGCCTTTGATATATTCGAGCACGGCGATCTCATCGCCCGCCAGCTCAGCCGAGGCTTTGCCGGCGTTGACGATGGCGTGCGCCTCTTCGACGCTACGGGCCACGCCGGCCACGCCGCCGGATGACTCGACAAGGCGCAGGAAGTTTGCCTGCTCGGGCCTTAGCCGTCCGCGGGCGGTCTTGACCTCGATGGCCAAAAAGCGCCCGCTCGGCTTGATGATGCCGATAAGGTCGGCGGCGCCCTTCACGAGGCCGTAGGGGACCTTGGTCCGCTTGCCTCGGCGGTCGGTGTGCTCGGCGATGCCGGCGCTGTTACGCCAGAGCACAACGTCGTCGCGGCCTCCTACTTCGAGACGGATGGCCCGCAAAATATCTGCTTCGCTAGTCATGCCAGTATGTTCCTTCGGTGCGGCGGGTTGTTCGTGGTGGCCAGTGGCCGAAGGTCGCGTGGTAGCGCGCGAGCGCATAGCCTTGCTTGTACCCCTTTTCGCGCTGGCGCGCGTGAAGCCTGCAAAGCTCGTTTGCCTTGTTTTCGTCGGTGTAGACGCTTTGCGGCAAGCCCTCCGAAAACGTCGCCTTGTATTTTTTAGCGGCCCAGCTGAACGACCAGCCGCGGGCGTCGCATAGCTCGACAAGCCGGGCGGCCTCCCGCTCCTTTGCGGCTTGCTCGGTTTTGTTGCCGGCGTAAACGCTCAGCAGCTCGCGCGAATAGATCTTGAGCGGCTCACCATCGACGGTGCGAAGCTCGCCGCATTGTGGGCACATCTGCGGCCCGCTCTCGAACGTGTGGCCGCATACTTGGCAAACCGAGATCCCCGCCGCGCGAGACTTTGGCCGGCAGCCCTCGCCGTCAAGACTGAACTCGCGATGCTCAGTCGGTAGGCCATGCGCTAGCACATTGCCGTCGAGGTCCAGCACGAGCGCATGGCGCTTGCCCGGGTGCGGCCGGAGCGCCCGACCGACGGCTTGCATATACTGCGACGCGTGGCCGTAAGGGCGCTCGCGGCAAAACAGCACCACCGAAGCGCGCGGCGCGTCGAAGCCCTCGGTGAGGATGTTGCAATTGCACAGCATGCGAATCGTGCCGGCTTGGAATTCGGCAATGGCTTGTTGCCGCTCGTCTTTGCGCATGCCGCCGTGGATGGCCGCCGCTGGCACGCCGGCGGCGTTGAACGCCTCGGCCGCCTCGACGGCGTGGGCTACGCGCTTGAAAAACGCAAAGCCCGACCGGCCGGCGGCGTACTTCGCGTACGCCTCGACCGGCTTGCAAGCCGACCCGTCGGCGACCGCTTGAGGGCTTATCACGTCGGCGTCGACTAGGTAGCCGGCGGCGATGAGGTCGGGGTAGGTTGTGCCTACTATCAGTTTATCGAACACGTCGCCAAGGCCCTGGCCGTCGGCCCGCTCCGGCGTGGCCGTGAGGCCCACCATCGGGTTTTTTTTCCACGGGCCGAGCTTGTCAAACCATGTCTGTCCGGCTGGCAAGTGGTGCGCCTCGTCGACTATGACGATGGCATCCTTTGTATGCTCAGTGTGTACCCAGCCCGATTGCGGACTTTGTATCGTAGCCACCGCGGCCCATGGCATCCATGCGTGAAGCTGGGCCTTTATCTCGCGGCGGTGGCAGAGGGCGAGCACCGGGCGCCCGGCCTGATGTGCTCGCCATGCGATCTCCGCCGCCGTCCGACTCTTACCGGCACCCGTCGGCATCGTGACGAGCACGCGGCGAGCCGCGCCGGACTTCAGCGAAGCGACCACCGCATTGGCGGCCGCTCGCTGATAATCGCGGCATGGCTTATCTTTAAAAGGGGATGTCATCCGTGTCGACTGGCGCGGGTTTGTGCTGTGGTTTAGCGGGCGCGGCGCTTGCACCGAGCAAGGCGTTGACGGCCTCGGTGGCTTGCGGCGTCTTCGGTTTGCTGTCGGCAACCATGGCGATTTTGCGGCGGGTTTGGCCCTCCCACTCATCCTCTTCGACCACGACGCGGAAGGCTTTTTCGAGCGGCTGCCATTCTTCGACCTTTTCGCCGGCCCATCCGAGGGCGGCAAGCTGCCGCTTTGTGCGCTCTATTGCGGCCGGCGTGAGATAGCCACGCCACCACAATTCCTCGCCGCTTTCGAGCGTCATCGGCAAGGCCACGAAGGCGCTGCCCTTGGATGTTTTGCCGCCGTAGGGGCGGCCTGATGGTGTTGCATTTGTCCAGCTCATGATCGATCTCCTTGTTTGCTACGAACCCAGTCAAGAAGCTTGGCAAGGTCCTCGTTTGTTTTGACCCGCTCAAATAAGCGGGCAACTTTTGCTTGCAGCTCGTCGGGTAGCTCGGCTGCAAGGTTGTCGATGTGGTGGGCATCCGATGCGCCGTTGTGCTTCATTAGCTCCCACCAATCAAGCGGCAGCGTGGGCGGCGTAGGCCACCTGCACTTGGCATCCCAAGCCGGCCGGCGTTGCAGGTGCATGACACGCTCGCCGCTGCCGGCGACTTTTGCCCGGCCATCGACGTGCGTCACAACGTCGTCGAACGCGGCGAACGCGACGCAGTCGGCCCACTCGATGAGCAGGGCGCTGGCCGCGCGGTGCAGCTTCACTTCGTACCGGTCGAAGTCCTCGCCCGTCGGGTTTTTGAACGGCTTCACCTGCGAGTGTGCGATCAACATCACCGGCATCGTGTCGGTGAGGGCGTCGAGCGCATCGAGCAGCCGGCGCCACTCCGTTGTGGCGCGAGCGTAGCCCTGGCCGTATGGCCAGCTGGAGATGTGGCCGTGTTTGCGGCCTCGGTCGTCGTTGTGCATAGCGCACACGTAGCTCCAGCACAGCGGTTCAAGATGGTCGACGCTGTCGATGATGAGGCTTTCATAGCCTCGCTGGTCGCGGCCCAGCTCTTCGACAAGTTCGACGACGTCGGACCACCCGCCTGGCTCGAACGTCGGCACGCCAAGAAAACGCACGCCGGACTCGGCGGCGATGAATAGCGGCGACGGCATCCCGGCGGCCATGGTGGATTTGCCCACGCCGGCCACGCCGGCGAGTAGCACCCGCGGATGCTGCGGTTTGCTTTGTTGAATAGAATCGAGTAACATATTTTTTGATCTCCCATTGACCGCGTCGGGCTCCCTAGCAATCCCGGCGCGGTCGTTCTTATTTGTGGTTGCGGTGGTCAATTAAATCGACGACAAAGTTTAGGGCTCGCTCGACGTGCTGGATATCTTCGTCGGTGTATTCGTTCGGTCCGAGAACAATGCAGTAGAGCAAAGTCAGGCTCTCGTGCATTGATTCAAGGATCTCGGTGCTCATGCGTGGCTCGCTCATGCGGTTCTCCTTAATTTAATCAAACAGGTTTTGTTGCCGGCTATCGGGTGCCGGCTCGGTCATTTTGAGCGGTAGACTCTCGACGTCGCAGCGCATCAAGCGGCGCGGCACGTAGGCCGTCACGGCGAGGCACCGCGGGCACTGGAGCGCTGGGCGCGCCGTGCCGGTGCGCATTATCTCACACACCGCGACCACGTCGAGCCCGCACCCGTTCCGGCATCGGCGAAAGCGGGCGAACCACGCGGCCCGCTCAGTCGATTTCAGGGGCGTCGGCATAGGCCCAGAAGGTTTGAATGTCGAGGCCGAGGGCGGTTAGCAGCGAGCACGCCACGTCGAACCGTGGCCACTCGACCGCGCCGCGCTCGATGTGGCTGACGTGCGTGCGGTCCATGTCGGCACGCTCGGCGAGCTGCTCTTGGGTGAGGCCTTGAGCCCGGCGGGCGCGGCGTAATGCTTGGCCGAATGTCATCGCGGCGCCCACAGCGCCATGGCGGCGCGAGGGTCGGCGCCGATGGCGATGGCCGGCGTCGAGGCGGTGACGATGGCGAGCAGGCTGCCGTGCTCGTCGTAGAGTTTGAAGCGCTTCACTGTGCCAGCTCCGCGCGGGTGATGATCTCGATGTCGTCGGCGCACGTGCCGACGATGACGCGGGCGGCGTCCCACGACCACACGCCGGATGTGTCGTCCGGCTCGTCGCCGCCGAAGGTTGGCAGCTCGTCGAAGCAAGCGATGCGGCCGTCGCGCATCATCTCGGCAAGCTCGTCGAGGTCGGCGGGCTGGAGGGCCGCCCGCATCTCGGCGAAGGCGTCGCGGCCCTCGGCTTCGAGGGTGGCCAGCTCGTCGGCGTGGTGGGCGCGGGCGTGGCTGTCGCGTAGCTCAACGTCGAGCCCGTCGTCTCCGAGCCACTCCGAGATCTGAAGCTCGGCGCCGGCGGTGGTGGTGGTAGTGAAGACGGCGAGGCGGTCGCCGTGCCAGTTTTCGTTTGTGATGATGTCGGTTAGGTGCGTCGTCTTCATACAAACAACGTAATGGCACCCGCCCGATGTGGCAACCCCTCTACGTCGTTTTTTTTCACAATCGGTGGGTAGGTGTAGGCAAAGGTGGGGGGAATGGCCCAACTTTGGCCCAGCTTTGGCCCAGGTTTCAAAAAGCTGGGCCGGGCTGGAGGTGCCCGCAATCGTTGAGCTTTTCGGGGTCGAGGGGGGTAAAGTGGCCATGGTCGGCCAAAAAACCTTATAGAGTCCTTTTTGTTCTGATTTTATCTCTCTATAGAAAAAAGTCAAAGCTGGGACAGAGTAGGGGAAAAGGCCAATGATTCCGCGGCTGTCCCAGCTTTGGCCATGGTGGCCCAGCTTGGGTTATGTGCGCGGAATCATTGGGTGGCCATGGTGGCCCAGCTTTTTGTGAGCCTGTTTTGACGGGGCGCGGGTGGGTGTGGCAAGCTGCACGTGTGGAGACGGAAAGCATCAGCGTGGGCGAGCTACTCAACGACCCGGCGAACGTGCGCCAGCACGGCGCGCGCAACCTGGAGACAATCAAAGCGAGCCTGGCGCGTTTTGGGCAGCAGAAACCGATTGTGGTCGATGGGAATGGGGTTGTGGTCGCCGGAAACGGCACGCTAGCAGCCGCGCGCGAGCTTGGGTGGCAATCGGTGCATGTCGTGCGGTCGGGGCTTACGGGGTCGGACAGGACGGCCTACGCTATCGCCGACAACCGCACCGCGGAGCTTGCCGAGTGGGACGAGGGCGCGCTGGCCGAGCAGCTATCAGCGCTGGCCATCGACGACGCCGAGCTTTTGGCGGCGGCCGGCTATGACCCCGGCGAGCTGGAGGCGCTCGCCGATGCGGTGGTGGGTGGTGGCGACGTGGTCGAGGACGAGGCGCCGGAGCCCCCCGCCGACCCGGTGACGAAGCCGGGCGACCTTTGGCAGCTTGGTGAGCATCGGGTGCTTTGCGGTGACTCGACGAAGGCCGAGGACGTGGCGCGGCTGATGGGGGGGCAGGTGGCCGACACGCTATTGACGGACCCGCCGTACGGTATGGCGCTAGACACGGACTACACCGGGTTTGCTGTCGTGGATGGCTTGGACAGTCAGGTATACGAGCCGGTTGAGGGCGACAGCGTCGAATTTGACCCGCGGCCAACGCTTGAGCTTTTTGACAAGGCCGCCGAGGTCTTTATGTGGGGCGCGGATTATTTCTACCCGAGGTTGCCGAGTGGCGGGAGTTGGATGGTTTGGGACAAGAGGACGCCGGAAAGCGATGGCATTCTTGGCAACCACTTCGAAGTCTTGTGGTCAAAGCGCAAGCATCGAAGGCGTATGATCCGGCACCATTGGTGCGGCGTGACTGCTCGCAATAGCGACCAGCGACGAAGCCACCCGACCGAGAAACCGATTGGTTTATTGGTGGAGATTATCAAAGATCACGGTGGCCAGCTCATCGCCGATCCCTTTCTCGGCTCGGGCACGACGCTCATCGCCGCCGAGCAGCTCGGGCGCAAGTGCTATGGCGTCGAGATCTCGCCGGCCTATTGCGATGTGATCGTAGAGCGGTGGGAGAATTTGACGGGCGGCAAAGCCAAGCGGGTGACCGATGGCTGAGGAGCAGGCAGAAAAACAATCAAAGGCCGACCACCTTCGACAGCACATGTGGAAGCCCGGCCAGAGCGGCAACCCAGGCGGCCGACCCAAGGGCGCCAGCCTGACAAATAGACTACGCAAAGCCCTCGACGCGAACGATGGGCAGCTGGCCGAGGTGGTCGTCAAGGTGCTGCTCCGCGAGGCGGCCAAGGGCAAATATCAACACCTTCGAGAGGTCCTTGACCGCGTCGAGGGCAAGGTGGTGCAAAGGGTAGAACTCAATGCGACAGTCCAACAAGCACAAGACCAGTTTCTCGCCGCAGCAGAGCGGGCGCTTGAGCCAGAGCAGCTCCGGCGACTTGTATCCGAGCTGGGGCGAGTACGCGCGGCGATGGCTCTCGAAGCGGGCAGCGACTAGCGCGGGCCTGCTAGACTTCGTGCCGCAGCTGTCGCCCGAGCTGGTGGCGCCGTTGTGGTTGTGGCAGCTCGCGTGGGCGATGGATACGGCCGACCATAGGCCGTGCAAAGTATGGTTCACGGTCCCGCCGCGGCACGGCAAGAGCGAGCTCATCCTGCACGACATCGCGCGCACCCTGCTCCGCGACCCGACGGCCAGCGTGCTCTACATGACCCATACGGCGACCTTCGCCGCTAAGCAAAGCAAGCGGGCGCGGCGGCTAGCGAAGGCCGCCGGCGTCGAGCTGATGAAGGACAGCAACCGCGCTGACGAGTGGGCGACGGCTGCCGGTGGCGGGCTCGTGGCTCGTGGCATCGGTGGCGAGGTCACCGGGCGCGGGTTCAACAGGGCCTACATCGACGACCCGATCAAGAACCGCGCCGAGGCCGAGAGCCCGACGTATCGGGACAAGGTGTGGGATAGCATCACCGACGACATTCTTACCCGCCTGACGCCGGCGGGCTCGGTGTTCCTCGTCCACACCCGATGGCACCCTGACGACGCCATCGGGCGCGCTGTCAAGGAGGGGTGGCCCGGCATCACCCGGCGGGCTATCGCCGAGCCCGGCGACGACGACGGCCGCGACGCTGGCGAGGCGCTGGCGCCGGCGCTTGGCTGGACCGCCGAGGTCATCCGCGACCGCATGCGGGTGGTGGGTGAGTACGGCGCCGCGTCGCTCTTCCAGGGCCGCCCGCGAAAGCGTGGCGGCGCCGTCTTCGGCCCGGCCACGTTCTACAACGAGATCCCCGGCCGGCTGCAATACGGCCACGGCGTCGACCTCGCATACACCGCAAAGACCGTCGCCGATCGCTCGGTGTGCGTGACGCTTGGCAAACAGGGCGATCTGTTTTATGTGCTCGACGTTATCAGCAAACAAGTCGAGGCGCCGGAGTTCACGCTCTCGCTAGTGAGCGCCTACCAAAAGCGGCCCGGCCGGATGCTGTTCCTCGGCTCGGGCACCGAGAAAGGCCCGGCCCAGTTCATCAAGCGCCGGCTGCCTAAGCTCGAATTTGCCGCGGCTCGGGCGGACAAGTTCGTGCGCTCGCAGGAAGTCGCCGCCGCTTGGAACGATGGGCGGGTGCTGCTGCCCGACCCGGTGGAGTTTCCTTGCGACTGGCTGCCATCGTTCCTCGAAGTGGTCGAGGGCTTTACCGGTATCAACGACGCACGAGACGACGAAGTGGATGGCCTGGTGAATGCTTTTCGGGTACTATCACGAGTGAGAAAAGTTGGACGCCGGAACGGGCCACGACTAAAGCGGCGGATGTAAACATGTTTTTTAAGGCTCATCTAGGTTCGACCGCCCGCTGCACGTCGCGGGCTTGCCAAAAGGCGCTCCGGCGCTCGGCGCTTTGCTACATCGACCCGCGCGGAACGGTGCTTTGTGTCGACTGCTACAACGACCGGCAGGCCGACGAGCTGCCGGCGCTGTGCGTCATGTGCGCCGAGGCGCCGGCGCGGCCGGATAAAATCACCTGTTCGCGGAAATGCGCCCGGCGGCGCAACATGGAAGCCCAGCGGGTGGCATCGGCGGGGCTAGCAAGTGCAACTTGAGGACCACCACCGGCGGGTGTACATCCCGTGGACGCCCGGCATCAAGCCTAGCTGGAGCGTCTCACAGGTGCGCTCGGCGCTCCGCTCGCTTGAAGATGGCGACTTCTCCGACGCGGCCCAGCTCGTCGACGCCATGGGCCGTGACGACCGGTTGACGGCCGTCCTACAAACCCGCATCAACGCGCTATTGCGGGCCGACTTTAAGCTGATGCCGGCCGATGTCGATAGCGAAGACAAGGCCGCCGAGGCCGCCGCCATGGCAGAGTCTTGGTGGTGGCGGCTCGTGCCGGAGGCCCAGCTTGCCCAGCTGCTGCGGTGGTGGCTGATGTGCGGCGTGGCCATCGGTGAGATCGTCTGGGAGCTAACCGCCGACGAGTGGCGGCCATGCCTCAAGGTTTGGGACATGCAATGGGCATGGGCCGACCGCGAAGAGCGCTGTTACTACTTGACCACCCGCGAGGGCCAGATCAAGGTGCCCTATGGCGGCGGCGATGGTAAGTGGGTCGTGCTTGGCCAAGGTGAATCGCCGTGGATGAATGGCCTGGCTCGATGCCTGGCCATTCCGTGGCTCGTGCGCCAGTTCGCGATGCGGGACTGGGCGCGCTATAGCGAGCGCCACGGCATGCCCATCGTGCTTGCTGACGTGCCAGCGGTGAGCGACGCCGAGGACAAGGACGCATTCCAAAGCGACTTGGCTGTGCTATCGACCGACACGACGATCCAGCTGCCGACGAACGTCGACGAGGGCGGCGCCCGGTTCGACCTCCGGCTGCTCGAAGCTACCGACCAAAACAGCGACGGTTTCAAGGACCTCATCCGGCACGTCGACGACTGCTTTGCCATCGCGCTAACCGGCAACAACCTCACCACCCAGATCGACGCCGGCAGCCTGGCAGCCGCTCAGGTCGGCGGCGAGGTCAAACGAGAGCGCACCCTAGGCGACGCGCAGATGCTGTCCACCGAACTACACTGCCAGCTGCTTGAGTTTTGGGCCGGCTATAACCTCGGCGACATCGACTTGGCGCCGTGGCCGCATTGGGACGTAGCGCCACCGGTAGACCTCAAGATCGAGGCCGAGACGCTTGTGGCCCTCGGCACAGCTGTCGCGTCGCTGTCGGCGGTCGGTCTGGAGGTCGACGACATCGAGCGCTTTGGCGTCACGAGCACAACCGACGAGCCGCCGGCGCCAGAGATGTTCCGCTACCATCTCGACTTCGGCCTGCTCAGCGTAAACGAGGCGCGGGCGCGCATTGGCTTGCCACCCATGCCCGGCGGCAACGTCCGGCCGCACCCGGCCGACGCCGGCGAGCAGCTATCAGCCGACGCGCCGACGCCGACGATGGCCGAGACCTTCGAGGGCGTGCTTGGTTTGGCGCCGCACGTGTCGCTCGCAGACGTCGAGGGCCAAGACCAGATCGACGAGCTGACCGAGGACAGCATCGAGCGAGCCCGTGGCAACGTGGGGCTGCGCGAGGTGCTGGCCGTCGTCGAGTCATCCGAGAGTTTTGACGAGGTACGCAAGCGGCTCTATGTCACCTATGCCGAGCTGGACGCCAGCAAGCTGAATGAGATCACGACCCAGGCGCTTGTCCTCGGCGACCTAATCGGCCGGTGGGCTGTGCTCGATGGGCTTGACGGTGGCTAAGCCGCCGACGCGCGGCACGCTTGCCGAGATCTTAGACTGGTTTGTTGACCTTGCGATCATCACGCGAGACGAGGCCGACGAGCTCACCGCGGCGGGCAAGGCTCAAGCGTTTTGGATTTCTAACGTTGCCCAGATGGACGTTGTGCAAGACGTCTTCGACGAGATCGAGCGCAACATAAAAAACGGCTTGAGCTTTCGCGACTTCAAGAAAGCCATCGGGCCGAAGCTCTATGCCGCGTGGGGCAAGCGTGACGCCTGGCGCCTCCAGACGATCTACCGCGTCAACACGGCGCGAGCATACAACGCCGGCCGCTTCAACAAGCTCAGCGACCCAGGTATCAAGCGGCTCAACCCGTTTCGGATGTGGATCTCGAAGTTGACGATGGACACCACGCCGGAGTGTCGCGCGCGCAAGGACAAGATCTTACCCGCGGACGATCCATGGTGGGACGACAACTGGCCGCCTATCCACTACAACTGCCGGTCGACGGTGGTGGCCCTCAACCGGCTAGCAGCCGAGCGGATGGGCGTAGCAACGGCGGCCGAGGTCGCCAAGTTTCCCAAGGGCCAAAAGGGCTTTGGCGCTAGCCCGGCAAAGGCCGAGTTTGCAGACTATAGACCCAAGCCGGACGGCAAAGATCCGCGCCTATTCTCAACTATGACCCAGAAAGTCGAAGCCGATGCCTCAAGCTAAACTGATTCAACTCGATATGAACGAGGGCGACGACCCGCCGCGCGAGTTTCTAATCTTCCCGCGCGGCGTCATGATGACGAGCAAGGGCGCCTACCTGCTCGACGACAGCGCCGTGGAGCTAATCCTTGCCGCCTATCAACAGCACGGCATGGACCGGCTGCCCATCGACTACGACCACGGCATGCTTGCCAACAAGCCAAGCGCCGAAAGCTCGCAGGCTGCCGGGTGGTTCGTGCCGGCTATGCGCGATGGCGGCCTGTATGCCACGGATGTTCAGTGGACCCCGAAGGCCATGGCCATGCTCAAGTCGCGCGAGTTTCGCCACTATTCGCCGGCGTTTGACGTCGAGGCCGGCGACGACGTGGATGCTATGTATCAAGGCGAAATGGTGCGCGCGCGCCGTATTTCGCGCCTCGTCAACGTCGCCTTGACCAACCTCCCAGCCACCCGTGAGCAAATTCCACTAGTGGCAAACCAGCTTCCGCGTGATAATACAACGCAACAACCGGCCAACGAGGCCAACGAAAAAGGAACCAAGATGGATCTATTGAACATGTTTGGCCTCGATGACGAGGCCAAACTGCAAGAGCAGGCCGCCGATTTGATGGCCGCCGTACCCGCCGCCCGGACGCTAAGCGACGTCCGTGAGGCTTTCGTCTTCGCTAAGACCCAAGCCGGCAAGGCCGTCGAGCTAGCTGCCCGCGTGGCAGAGCTTGAAGCCGAAAAGGAAAGCGCCGCGCGCGACTCTATTATTCGAAAACTAAGCGAAGAGGGCAAAGCACCGCCGGCCATCCACGGCTTTTTGCAGACGCTAAGCCTTGAGCAGGTTGAAGCATTCGGCGAGGCCGCCGCGCCCGTCGTGAACAAAGAGCAAGCAATCCCCGCCGCGCGCCCTGTTGCGCTCAGCGACGAAGACGAGCAGCTTATCCGATTAACCGGCATCAACCGCGAGGCTTTTATTGCCGAGCGCAAACGTGAGCAGGAGGCCCGAAACTAATGGCTGCACTTACCGAAGAACGCGACACACTCGAAAAGGCCAGCTCGTTGGCCATGCGCCACACCCTCGCAGTAGCGACCGGCGTGGTGATCTATCAGGGCGCCCTCGTCGGCCTCGATGCCGCTGGCGAGCTTATCCCGTGCTTGGGCGCGGCAGCCTTCACGCCTGTTGGCCGTGCAAGCGAAACCGTCGACAACACTGCCGGCGGCAACGATTGCGATTGCCGATCTGGAATCTTTGGGTGGGCCAATGACCTCATCGCGCCAGTCTCTCAGGCTGACGTTGGCTCGGTTGTTTATGCCGAGGACGACCAAACCATTTCAACCGACGCGGCCAAGTCGCCGGCTGGCGTGCTCTACGAGTTCGACGCCGTGCATGGCATCGCATACGTGGCCTCAACCTTCCCCGCTAGCCAGTAGGAAATAGACAATGTTAATCACTCCCGCGGTCATTAGGACCCTGCAAACTACCTTCTCTACCCAGTTTCGTGCTGCTTATGGCGACGCGGCTCCGGCGTGGAACAACTTCGCGACCATGGTGCCCAGCAGCACCCGCCAAAACAACTATGGCTGGATGGCGCGCATCCCTTCGATGCGCGAATGGTTGGGGCCAAGGGTCATCGCCAACCTTTCGAGCTACTCATACGAGCTAGCCAATAAGACGTACGAGCTGACGATTGGCGTCGACCGGAACGACATCGAGGACGACAACCTTGGTGTGTACTCGCCACTATTCGCCGAGATGGGTCGACAGGCTGCCATGTGGCCCGACGATCTAAGCATCGACGCGCTCGAAGGCGGAACGGTCGAAACGTCGTTTGACGGCGTGCCGTTCTTCTCGGCTACTCACCCGAACCTTGACGCGGGTGGCATCGCCATCTCGAACAACTTCACCGGCACGGCCCTGACCGCTGCCAACTATGAAGCGGTTCGCTCGCAGATGGCCAGCTACGTTGGCGAGGACGGCAAGCCCTTGGGTGTCCGCCCAAACCTGCTCGTGGTTCCGCCGCAACTGGAGCGCACCGCGCGCACCATTCTGGAGGCCGAGCTTATCCCGAGCGACGCCGGCACGGCACCGCAAACCAACGTCCTACGCAACACCGCGACGGTTTTGGTTTTGCCTCGCCTATCAAGCGCCACCACGTGGTATTTGATGGACGCGAGCCGAGCCATCAAGCCGCTTGTCTATCAACAGCGGATGGCTCCCGAGCTGGTGAGCAAGACCGCGCCCGACGATGACAACACGTTCTGGGATCGCCAGTACGTCTACGGCATGAGCGCCCGCGGCGCTGTCGGCTATTCGCTTTGGTTCCTAGCAGCCCGAGCCATCGCCTAAAATGGTCTACGCATCCATCGACGACCTGAAGGCCGTTGGCCTGCGAGGTAAGGCGCTAGAGGGCATCGACCCCCTGTACCTTGTCCAGCAGCTTGCCAACGCCTCGGGCGTCGTGGATACGTATCTCCCAAGCCACTACAATACGCCGCTGCCGCTTCCGGCGCACCCGTCAATTGTAGAGGCTACGGTAGCTATCGCGGCCTACCGAATTTTGAACTGGCGTGGCTATCGGCCCGGCAGTCACGACGACGAGGTGCGGGCACGCTATCAAGACGCGATGGCGTGGCTTGAGATGCTCAGCAAGGGAAGCGTGAGTTTGCCAGCTGGCAGCGATGGAACGCTAGGCGGCGAGGGCGCGCCGCGAGTCACGACGGGCGGAAGCGCCCGCACAGCAGCAGCGCCGACGACCGACGGCGCGGTGCGTGGGTGGTAGCGTGACGATCCAGATCAAAGGCATCAAGCGGCTGCAAGAGCTGGCCGCCAAGTTTCAGCGAGTCGGCGGCAACCTCGACGACGCCACGA